AACCCACGTGTGCGAGGCGTTGGATCAACCAATCGGATGATCTAACAGCGTCAATGCAAGGGTTCCTGATAAGATAACACAGGTCTAAGGTTTGTCACCCGACAACTGTGTTTCCGTTAGCGACTTCTCCTGTATTGGAAACCCTTTTGGGGGTATCCAAGCCGGATCGGTCGTTTCAGTTCATCGGATCGTATATGTCTAGACATGGGGAGAATCCTCATGTTTCGACGTATCGTATCCTTTTTCCATGGTATACCCGCAACCCTACTCGTGAGATTCGAGCGGGTTGTGCGTAACTCCGTAAAAGCCTCAACTGACCCTGTGTCGACGAGAAAAGTCACGTCTTCAAGGGTCACTTGATACATATGGGCAAGTTCTATGATGATCTCCTCGATGTTTGAATAATCGGGGGGGGTCATCATGAACAGGTCAAAACAATTGATCTGGATTATGACTACGCCAGGTACTTTAGCCTGCGCTTTTCGAAGCATAGCCATATCATCCGTCACTATAATATAATGACTCGTCTCTTGCAAGGCAATTTGCCTTATAATTAACGGGTCATCCTCCAGTAAGTGCGGGGGTGGGTTGTCTGGTTCAATGCCAGCTTTAAGCTGTGCAGAGGCACCAACAAACCACTCCCAAAGTAGTTCTCCTTCCTCCTCGTACCGATCCTTCGGGAGAGGTCTCCTTCTAAATCGATCGAGGAAGGGTATTGGCACAGTCGTTACCCTGAGAGGGTTACCCCTCTCAAGATACTCGATTGCTTTATGGTCGTAGAGATTCTCATTGCGTTCAGACATGATTGCAAAGGGTTTCCCTGACATCAAATCACAGAAATGCTCAATCTCATACATAAGGTCTTCGTCAGAAACCTTAGTGTAATCGATTGAGTCCACTTGCTCTAAAACCTTTTGGAAGAGATCTCTAGAGATCTCCTGCATTTGGTCGAGCCTTTCTTGGAATAGGTAATACTTACTCAGTTGTGATTCTGAGGTAAGAAAACCCATTCTCTGAAGTTTTTGGAGTGCGGTCCCGGGGAACTTGGGAACAAGTTCCTTGGGCACTACACAATATTCTCGTATTGGATCGTCCTCATCTAGTTCGATGTGTTCGACCCAACACTCCTTGTTGAAGTGTTTGCTCTCCTTAAGGTAACCTTTTGGAAGCACATCACTTCTACCACGATTTATTACAGCAAAAGTATGATAATAGACCTCCCTTTTCCAAGAAGGTCCATTACATATGATGCTGAACCAAGTCTTCGGACACCATCCTGGTGCCGGCTTTCCGACCCCATACACCTGCCTAGGTAGGTGTAGTGGCTGGGGTTGGTCAACAGTTGCCAGAATGATGTCCTGTATTGAAGAGCAAAATGAATTGATTACACCGTAAGGTGATCGCTTCAGTTTCCTCGTATATTCATCTTCTTTTCCCATCAGAGTCACCTTACCGGTGATGTCTGATGAGAAAACTTCTCTGTCCTTCTTCGTTGCAATCATCGTCCTGATTTTTGGAACGTCGAGGTAAGGCAATAGATCCATTTCTCCCGACTTCATAGCAGTCTTAACAGTGTTAGACTTATGAACCGGAAGATAAAACCATTCTTCGCAATACGTGGCCCAGTGCTCTGTTATGAAAGTATCGAGCACTGAGACCTTGTATCCCAACATATCACAAGCTTTCTGATAATGCCAGAAGTATCTAGCATCATCGGAGATCTCGTAAGTATCATCGCCATTTCCCTCTTCTCGGGCCCAGGCCCCTGTAGCTGCCACAGCGTACAGGTGTGCAATTGGATGCGCGAGAGAGAGAAACGTCTTCGTGAGAGGGTCACCCATTGGAGTGCCGTTAACCAGCACTCCCATGTGTTTCCCTCGATAGTATAATTGTTTGGGTCCCAGCCAGTAGAAATTGATCATATCAATTTCACTTTCTGGAACCCCCATTTTCCGGAGAAGAGGAAACATGACTAACCTTGCAGCATCATGCGTGGGGTTGTCTGTCGCCTGTTCCCAATCAGAGCTACGGATCTGTAATCGAACTCCACGGAATTCGAATATAGGTCCGACATCATCTTCGAGATAATGAAGACCCTCAACCGCCTTCCAACCGAGCTTTGCAGCTCGTAGGCCGTTTCGGATGTTCTTTATCGCCTTAATTGAGTGGATCGTTAAGTGGGAGTATGGCTGTAAGGCCACCTCCTTCCAGAACGATCCAGAAGTTACTACTCGCGACTTTCCGTTCTCACGGATCGCCGCGACGTTCACACTCAAAACCTTGTCATGTATGGCGGGTGAGCCTGAGCGCCACAGGTCCTGGGCCGTTTTGTAGGTCCAGTCCCCCAACGCTCCCGGCTTACCTTCCATAAGGTCGGGGATCTTGATCCCTGCCTTCTGGACCATATCTGAGAGGTACTTGTATTTGCCACCTTTTGCACGCGACTTTTCGTAGCATGCAGAAGATGACATAGATATTTTGAACTCAGGGTTAACACCTGGTGCCGTGTTACCGGCAACCAAGTCTTGAACCTGGGTAATGGTTTCAATTAACAATGCGTCTGGCTCAAACTCACGTTTGACAGTAACATTGTCAATAAATGACTTCACGCTTTCCTCACACATTCTAGCGTCCGCCAAACCGGTGGCCCTAGTCTGAGTGAAGCAAGCGAGACGGAAAATAGTCTCCTTCGAGAACTTCTGAGTGCTAGCATTCAGGAAGTTGATCAAAGGGGAGAAAAAGGAGCATGTTCGAAGCATCGAGTCACTTAACGTGACTCTTTGCCCCGACATATGCAAATGTTTTATGGTCTTCCGTCCTAACTTCAACTTCTTTTGGAAGTTGGAGTAAGAACAGAAGCAATTCATCATGATTGAGTTCATAATCCGATCTGACGTCTTGTATCCATCCCTAAACACACCAGGTGTGGAGAGGTACATGGATGTCAAGACACCATCAATCGTATTAATGATCTCGAAAATAGTTGACCTACCGGAGTTTGAAAGAGCCAGGCGTTTAACCCTGGTTCGACCAGACTTCTTCAGTCTCGAATACCAGTAGGTATTGTCACGAAGGAATCGAACGAATCGATCGTGGCAACACCTATGAAGATCTATTCGCTTACCCTTCATGTCCCTCAAAAGGGGACTGAAGATTGAGCGAGCATCATATATCCATTCGATCTCGCATGGAGATTCTCCACTAGAGATCGAGGACTCGAGTATATCAACCAACTGAATCCAACTGGATTCGGGTTGATACCCCGTAGGATAGGAATTTGCATTGCTGCTGTACTGCCCCGCCAAACGTAAGTTTGACGCAAGGGGTACACAGCTTTGTGAGAAAACCGTCATCAAAGAAACATTTCCAAAGAGTGTGGAAGCTCGATGGATCTGTAAA